TTTTCACAATACCCGTAGCTGATGGAGTTAAACCATTTTGTTTAGCGGCGGTCTCAACCGCTTGTAATACCGTCTGTTTGAATACGGGGTCTTGGAATATTTTTTCGAGTGTTGAAGCATCTACTCCTGGAGGGGAATCAATTTTAATATTTAACGATATATTTGAGTTTGAATTGGTTGTCATTGTTTGATTGGTTGCTGTGCCTGCGCCTGTGTTGTTTGTTGCAACTTGGTTTACCGTAGGATTAACGACAGAAGTTGTATTGTTTACCGTAGGTACCGATTGTTGGTTATTAGGAATACCTTCATTCTTCTTAAATCCTTCATACAACCCTGTGAGCATTATAGCAAACTTATTTTGACTTTCCATTAACCCTTCGGTACTTCCTTTCGCACTTTCTATCGCCTTCAAAAATCCTTGTTCCATAAAATCAGAGGTACTTTTGGCGACTTTACCAAAACCAACAAATATATCTTCTACACTTCCTTCACCTTTCATAACTTTAGTCAAGGTGTCCATAAAAACATCGGCCCCCTCTTCGTAATTTTTTCTCATTCCTTTGATGTCAAAGCCATCAAAAGCTTCCGCAGTTTTTCTATAACTAGTAACCATCGCCTCTATTGCATCTTGACCTAACTCGGTACTTGCCACTGCATATCCTCCCCTGTCTTGTAATGCGTCAATACTACTTTTTATGTCTTTGAGGGCGGTTAATTGTTCTTTAGTCAAGTCCTCCATAGTTTTTGGCTGACTTTCTTTCATAAATTCAGCCAACTTATTTTGGTCTCCACCAAATTCTTTTAATAAATCATTAACCTCTCTCGCTTCACCCTTATATTCAATAACATACTGACCCTTTTCATTCATTTCCGCCATGTTGGCGATGAATTGTTTTTGTTCTTCAGTTATCGTATCAGGGAATTTAATCTTCTGTAGTTTGTCTTCGAGTTCCTTCGCACCAATCGCCATTTTTGCAAATTCGGCCGGCATCATACCGAGTTCTTTCGCAACTTCTTTCAGTCTTCTTTGTTCTCCTTTAATAATTTCAAATTGACCTTTCTCGTTTAATTTTACAAAATCTTTACCTAAGTCAGCAATTTGTCTCTGTAATTCTTCAGGGTCATTTTGAGACAAATCCATTAATCTCAATGGGTCGAGTAACTGTGATTGAGTAACACCTAGCCTTTGTAAAGCTGCCGCGGTCTCTATTGCACCTTCAGGGTTATATACTTTTTCAGCGAATTCAAGCGTTTTACCCATGTCCATGTTGATAGAAGTTGCGTGAGCCGCCATTTTAGCAAGACCTTCAACCCCTCCTTGAAAGTTAATCAAGTTGAGTTTGTCCATATGTTTCATTACTTCCCCTGTAACAGCTCCTACATTTACTCCAATTTCTCTGGCCGTGTTAACAATTTTTTCCATTTGTGCACCGGCTTGGTATATTGATATACCCACATCTTTGAATTTGGGAATAAATTTGTCAGCTTGAACTCCTGATACTTCCCCCGCCGCGTATAATTTAGCATAAGCATCTGAAGCTATCACCACGTTTCTGCCAACAGCTTCTCCCACTCCTTTCTGTATTTCAGCAATTTTTTCGAAGTTACCACCCAACTTGGTTACCTCTGTAACCGCATTGGTCATAGCTTGTTTCAGGTTGACAATATTACCGGTGCCTTGTCCAAAGGACTTAGCGATAGCTTTAGCCGCGTCATCAACTTCGAATAATTTCTCCAACATCTTATCAGGATTGATATTAGTCGCTAATGCATCACCAATTTCACTTCCGAATTCACCAATAACACCTCTTAATTCTTCTAAAGAGGATTTTTGTTTTGTGGTGTCCGGTTTTTTATTATTCTCCTGAAACATGATATCCTATTTATTTTATAAATAGAACAAATTAAAGTTTTTAACTTGTTGGAGTATTGTATTCTATGATTTTATCAACCAAATATTTTCTAACATAAGTAGGCATATTCAAAAACTCACTATATTGAGTTCTTAAAAACCTACCCATCAATAAAAATTCGTCTACAAGATATTGTCGGTAATCAGAAGAAAGGCCGAAAAAACTCAACCCCAAACGCAATCGTAACTGTTGCTATCTCTCCTGATGGGGCTTTTACTTGTCTTTTTAGGTCTAATGACGGTTGGTTGTCGATAAGGAAGTTTCTAATGTATTTAGAGTCCATAATTGGTAGTTGTTCAATAAATCTAGCAATGATACCTTTGTCTCTTTCACCATTTACCTCAACAATTTGTTTTTGTAATCTCCATTGTACTCTTGGAGCAACTCTACCGGCAGGATATTCATCCGCCATTTTATTCAACTCAATAACTTCACTATATGTAAGTAATTTTAATTTAACTTCAGACTCAGTTTTGGGTAATTTTGTAATGAACAAACCTTCTTCATTTGGTTTATGTTCGGTTTGTTTAATAAATAACTCATCTAAAACAATTGAAGTTTGAAAATTCTTGCCCGTTCCTGGGTCTTCTACGTTAATTGAATATTCTGGACCAAAGGATGTGTTTCTAAGGAAAATTAAAATCGCCTCAACATCTCCCTCCAATAATTCTTCGGGTCTCAAATCATGTTCATAAACTTTATTACGTAACAAATTGAGAACAAAATAGTCTTTATTATATAAAGCGGCATTTATAATGACGTTCTCATCGCTTGCGGTTAAATAACCTACTTTGATTGACTTCTTTTTTGACTTATAGAATACACCACCTGAAGGTAATGTCACAACATCGTGGGGAAGATTGAAATTTTCCGTCGCTGCGTTTAATAAACTAGCATCCATTGTTTTTTATTTATAAAATAACTATTATAGTAAATTAATCAACACTTGTTTGATTATCACTTGACTCGACGTTTTTTTTCTTGTTGTGTCGATTGATAAATTCTTCTTCGGTGTCAAAAACTTTACCACACCTATTACATGTATATCCACTAACTTGTTCCATAAAAAAAATCCCGTATAATAATATATACAGGATTTTCAAAAATATGTAAATTATATCTTAATAAACTAATATACAACGGTCCATACGAAGTGTTGCTGATATTGTTGCTAAAGCGTCTGTGTTGTAAGCCAAACTATCAAAATTCACATCTGATAGGAATGTACCTTCCAATATCCACTTTTCAACAACAACACCTGTTGGGTCTAACATCTCTAAATCGACATTCTTCTTATAACCAACGGCATAACCCATACGACCTGTAACTGACTCAGCACATAATCTCACCCATTCCATCAATGCTTGTGACGCTGAAGGGCCAATAGGGTCTCTGAATTTAACGTTAATCGTACCCCATGTAAATCTACCAGCAACATAAGTTGACGTGTTCAAGAATGGTATCTCTACAGGATTGATAGTTATGTGTGGTCTGGCAGTACTTTCTACAAACCATTCATTAATACCCAAAGTAGTATCGAACCTTAAAATGAACCTGTTTTGCCTTTTGGGTTCGTAGGGTATAGGCATTTTCATCAGTAAATCAGCCATCGTATCTTATTTTTTAATTTTTTTATTTATCACTTTTTATATTATATAAATATATCAAGTTTTTTTTTCTATTTACTTTGTTTTATTTTCGTGTAAAATACACATTATAAGTATCTAGTTAATAATCTTTTTTAATTCCTCCAGCAGTTGAAATTGTTTTAATTATGTTATCTGGTTCTTTTTCAAAATGTTGCTTAACTTTTTCTAAGTTTTTTAAATCATCATCTGAAAATCCTATAACGGGTGTAAATCGGTTAGAAATTTTATTCTTTAGGTATGCTTTCTTGTTAATCATCTTTGAAATTCTTTTCACATAATCAACAAATTCTTTTAGAGCTTTAATTTTTCCTTCTTCGGGACTTGTCGCACTACCTTGTCCGTAAGTCACAGGATAGAAACGACACATGTTTAGATACTCTAAAATCATGTCTCTTTTAGATGCTCCCCCAACTCCTTCGATATCTCTAAACTTTTCTAAATTTTTAATTAATTCATTTGAGTCAATACCTTGGTGGTTAGATATAATCATATTATAAACTGACTCTTTAAGTACATCGGGTGTGTGACCTCTTGCCGTTACGATAGAAAAAATTGACCCGTTGTTAATTGCTTCTACAAAATCAGGCCAAGCTGGACCGGGTTTAGCAAGCATCGAATCAATTATAAATCTCTTGTCACCATCTACACTAAAATATCTAAATGGGTTTTCTGCAAATCCAACAATCTCATGACCTTCGTATTCAAAATTTTCTTTACCAATCTTTTCACGGTAATGAGCAAAATCTTCAGTTGACATCCCCACTTCATCACCATCCGAGTCTTTTAATACTATTTTTGTTGGCATCGTAAGAATATTATCGTCCCAATCAAAAGCATAATACTTCATATCGGGAGTACCTTCATCTGTTATACCTTCTAAAACAAATTTTCTCTTCATATTAATAAATAAGGACAGACCGACTTTTTTATCGGCCTGTCCTATTAAAATTTATTAGATATTTTCAAACGACGCTCCAGTAGGAGTTATGTAGAATGTAATATCTATGAATTCGAGTGACCTTGTTGGTTTGATGTAAATCTTACCCGTCATTGTGTTTCTATCAAGGTCAGCAGTGTCAGAAGAAACTGTCACACGGAAATCGTATAAACCTCTGTCTCTTCTAATTGCGTCCAAGATAGGATTAACAGCGTCAAGGAAGTCCTGTCTAACCTTTTGGTCATTTTGTTCAAACAACAACCTCACGGAAACTGCCGAAATTAACTTACGAGCTTGTAACAACAATCTTCTTACGTTAATTCTGTCAAGAGCGGACTCTC